CGAATCATTATATCAATTAGAAAGAGCTAAAAGAGACACCCAAAGCAAAAAGCAATTGCAGAAAATCACAATGTGGGAGAACAACATCAGGAAACAAATAAGAAAGTTGGAAGATAAGGAGGATTTTGAGAGATGATTGAATATGATAAAAAGACTGTTCAAGAAGTTTTTAATGTAAAAGAACCATTAACTGCAGAAGATAGGAATAAGATCTCAAAATTAATTGAAGTATATAATCAATTGTATGCAGAGTATAAAAGCAATTTACAGGAATTAAATCGACACGAAAAATTATCTAAGCAATACGCAGATTTAACAGCAGAAAACGATAAAATTAAAAAAGAATACAACAATTTAAGTGCCAGATATGAGATACTTAGAGACGAATTACGCCTTTGCCAAAAGCGTTTGAAAATTTTTTAATTTTTTTAAAAAAGTCATTGACAAATTGTTAAGATTGTGATATTATAATAATCGAAGTAAGGAGATACTTCAAAATAAAATACAAAAGGAGAAAAGATATGGGAAAATTATTTAATTACGTGAAAGAAGTAAAAAATGTAAAGGAGTTTGACGAAGAAAACAAAATACTAATTGACGAAAACAGCAAATTAAAACAAACAATAGTTAAACTCGGAAACCAAAAACAAGAGATCGAAAATCAAAATTGGGAATTAACTAAACAAATCGAACAATATAAAGAAACATTCAATAAAATCAAAAAAGATATAATTCAAATAAATAGCAACAACTCTGTTGTAGATTTAAAAAATCATTTACAAACTTTAATAGGAGGTTATATCAATGAATAAAGATTTAGTTGGATTAATTCATAAAATGAGATTATTAAAAATGAAATGCGAAATCAGGCAAATAAAATTGTGGAGGTAATTATGGATATAAAAAAATATTGCATTGTATGCGGAAATGAAAATTTTTCGAGAAGTAAAAAATTTTGTTGTAACAAGTGTCAACAAGCTTATTACTATCAACAAAACATAGATAGATTAAAAGAATACAAATCCAATTATTACCAAGAACACAAAGAAGAAATATTGGAAAGAACTGACAAATGGATTAAAAATAATCCAGACAAACACAGAGCATATAACAGAAAATCTTATTACAATAGATTAAAAAAAGATAATGAAATTAATCAAGGAAAGGAGTAGTAAATGCAAAAAAGAACATACTTTTGGATGAAACCAGATAAACGTAAAGAACTACAAGACGGAAGAACAGTAGCTCATATTGCCGAACTATCTGGATATGCAAGACAATATTTAAACTATATCTTTTTGGGTAAAATGGGTGCTACCAGAAATTGTGTTGAAAGAATAATTAATGCAATGTCAGGCGATTCTTTAAACATTGCACTTATGTTAAACCAAAAAGGAATGAATCAGGTAATACAATACTTTTTCGAGGAGGAATAATATTATGGAAAAAATAGACGAATTAAACAACCTAGTATCTACTATAGACGTTTTAATCAACGAGATTTCAGATGAAACCTACATTGAAGAACTTAAAGAAACAAAATCAAGGGCAGAAGAAGAACTAGGGGAACTTTTAGAAGAAGTAGACACAGAATATGAAGTAGAATTAAGACAAGCTAACAAAGAATTTGAAGACGATAGATTAAATTAGGAGGAAAATATGGAAGAAGAATTAAAATTAAAATACAATGAACTTTTGCCACGTTACAAAAAAGGCTTAGAATATTTAGAATCTAATCCAGATGATTCTAGTGCAAAGACAGCACTTAAAAAGATAGAAAAAGAAATAAGCAATGTGCTAAAATCGCTTGGAGACGGTATTTCTCAAGATGAAATTGAAAATGGATTTAAAATCGAAGAAAAACCAAAAGAAACAGATGAGATAATAGAAAAAGAGACTAAAACAATGACTGTTAAAAAAACAAAAAAAGTTGCAGTTCCTATAGTACAAGATAATAATGTTATCGACACACCATCAGGAGCAATTACACTTACACCAGATATTGTAAAGAAGACATTGGTAAATGGTCAAGGCAACGTAACTGATTCGGAAGTTGCAATGTTTATTGGAATGTGTAAAGCTAATAGATTAAATCCATTTAATAAAGAAGCATATTTAATTAAGTATAGTAATTCTACACCAGCTACTATGGTAACAAGTAAAGACGTATTCTTTAGAAGAGCAATAGAAAATCCAGACTATGATGGAATGGAATCAGGAATTTACGTTATGGATGCCAAGGGAGAAATCAAAAAGCGTGACGGAGAAATTTATGTTAAAGGGGAGAAAGTGATTGGTGCATGGTGCAATGTATATCGTAAAAGTTGGTCCCATCCTATAACGGATAATGTAAACTTCGAGGAACGTGCACAAAAGAAATCATCAGGAGAATTAAATTCTCAATGGAATCAAAAACCTGCGATGATGATAAGAAAAGTGGCTGAGGCAAGTGCATTAAGAAAAGCATTTACAGATAACCTTAAAAATATGTATATAATTGAGGAAATGCAATCAGAAGATAATACGCAAGACAGAGAACAACCAATAGATATTTTATAATTGACAATAATATACATATTAATACCAAGATTTATATAAACGTAAAGGAGAATATAATGGGAAGTTTTGAAAGAAAAGTTAGAAGAAATGAATTAAAAAGAGAATTAGGAACAAATAAAATTAAAGAATTTTATCACAGTAAATACGATACCCTAGAGCAAAGATTAATAAGAGGAATGATCAACGCAAAAAAGAAAGATAAATAGGTGGTATTATGAAAGAATTAACGGAAGAAAATTATTTTTCAGAAGAAGCATCTAAAATATACACAGGAAGTTCAGAAATAAAAAGTTTCTTAAAATGTGAAAAATGTGCACTTGCAAAACTAAATAGAGAATGGATTGAAGAAAAATCGAAGGCAATGACTGTCTCTTCATTTATAGATGAAGCAGTATCTGGAACATTAGAAAGTTTCAAAGAAAAAAATCCAGACATTTTCTTAAAAAGTGGGGAATTAAAAGCAGACTATAAACTAGCACAAGATGTTTACGAACAAATTAAAGATGATCCAATGTTTTGGAAGTATGTTAACGGGGAGCACCAAAAGATAATGACTGGAGAGATAAGTGGTGTACCCGTAAAGATAAAGATAGATTCATACTTTCCTGACAAATTAATTGTTGACTTAAAATGTATGGCAAACCTTGATTTAATATGGAACGAAGAAACACACGAAAAACAGAACTTTATTGATTACTATGATTATATTTTGCAACGGAGCACTTTATCAAGAAATTGTCCGTCAAAACACAGGTAAAAAACTTAGGTTCATTATTGCCGTAGCAACTAAGGAAAAATATTCTCAAAGACGTCTGTTAGAAATTCCGCAAGAAAAGATGGACGAAAAACTAGAGTTTATTAAAGAATACCTACCACACTTGCAGGCATTAAAACAAGGTAAAATTACACCAACGTCTTGCGGAAAATGTAATTACTGCCGTTCAAAAGAAAAGGTAGACAGAATATATTACTATGATGAATATTTTAATAAATAAAGGAGGACTAAACTATGAAAGTAGAGCTTATTAGCAATACAAACTATAAAGATTTTATGAGTGCAGTAAATAACTTTATAAAGGATAAAAAAATAATAGATATAAAATATTCAGCTTTTGTTATCACGAGTGGAAATGCTAGAGATGGATTTTTGCAAGAAACAGTTGACCGTGCACTTATTTTATATGAATAGGATTAGTTATTGGAACTACTGCAATAGAATATGGTAACAACCAAGTAATAGAAATTACAATAAAAGATAAATACATAAAAAATGGAGGCAAATCTGGAAAATATTTAATAGTAGATTTAAACGGTAATACATACCAAGTGACAGATTTACTTTTTAAAGGCAAATTTAACAGTACAGATATATATAATCAATTAGAAATAGGAAAAACATATAGAGTTGAAATATCAGGAAAAAGAATACACATTTTTAGTATGTATCAAAATATAAATAAAATTATAGAGGAGGAATAATAAATGATAACATTAACAAGTAAAAATATGATGATATTTAAAAATGAAAAGGATGGTAGAATATCTTATTCTACTACTATAGCAAATAAGAAAGAGGATGGATCATACGATAACGCATCAATCCAAGTACAATTCAGAAAAGGCGTTGAATTAGAAAATAAATCAAAAATTAATGTAACAAATGGATTCTTAAGTTTTTACAGAAAACAAGACAATACACCAGTATTTAAGTTCATTGTTATGGACTTTGAAACAGAAGGCGATGCAAAGGAACCAGAAACAACAAGTACGTTCGATAATACAGACTTGCCATTCTAATTAATTGCAATAAAACTACAGGCACTTTTGAATTAAAATAATATAACTTGTTATCTTTAACGATAAAGTGCCTTAAAATTTAATTTGAGGAGGAATAAATATGGTTAGTGTTATATTACTTTTATTATTAGTTTTGTTTGGATCATTAGCAGTTATATTATTTTACAGAGTAAATGATAATTTTGGGTGGATATTTTTTATATCATTTGCTTTAATTGGAATTATTTTAATAATATATGTTATAAACAATCCTACAAAGTATCAAGGAAAAACAATGGATAACAAAATTGTAAACTTTACTTCACATGACCAACGTTACAGAGACCGCACAACCATTACTGTAGACGGAAGAACATATAAATTAAAAGAATATTGGAAAGTAGGAGAATAATTATGGAATACAAATTTACACTTACTCAAACAGTTCCGCCTGAATATATAAAAGAAATAATTGAAGACCATAAACAATACAAAAAAGCAATAGAAAGACTAAATAAAATGTCAAGATATGAAAGACACAAAATATTAGTTCAAGAAGAAATTGCATTTAAAAAATTTAAGAGAGGAAAATTTTAATATGGGATACAAAAGTCAAGAAAATGGTAAGAAATTTGAACAAAAATTATGCGAACATCTTTCTAAAAACGGATATTATGTTATTTATAACGAAAAAGGCGTAACAGGAAGCCAATGTTGCGATTTAAATGTAATTAAAAATAACAAGGCAACACTTATTGAATGTAAAAATTTAGATAATAAATCAGGTAAGTTCCCATTATCACGTATCGAATCCAACCAATTTCACGCATATAAAAAATACCGTGAATGTGGTAATACAAGATTTGTACTAGCAATACAATGGAATAACGCAGTTTACATTTATGATTTTGGATTGATTGTACTTATGAAAGACAAAATAAAAAGCATTGATTTAAAGGGAATCGAGCCAAATTGGAAGTGGGAAGATGAAAAATAATAAAGATGAAAGATATACATATATTATGGATAATGTAAACAGACATTTACAAGAAGTTATAAAAGATGGATACGAATGGGTATTTATTGCTGTTCAAGGAAGTCAAAATTATAATTTAGACATATACGATAAAGATTATGTTTCTGACATTGACACAAAAGTTGTAGTTTTACCAAAATTTGAAGATATTATAAAAAACAAGCAGCCTATTAGCTTCACAAAAGTATTAGATAACAACGAACATATCGACGTTAAAGACATTAGGGTTATGTTTGAAACTTATAAAAAGCAAAATGTCAATTATATTGAAACTATCTTTACTCCATATAAAATTGTAAACAAAAAATACGCTGATTTAATAAATCCTTTATTTGAGAATAAAGAAAAAATAGCACATTTGAATATAAATCAGGCTTTACGTTGCATGGCTGGAATGTCAATGGAAAAGTTAAAGGCGTTACAACATCCATATCCAACTATAATTGATAAAATTGAAAAGTTTGGATATGATCCAAAACAATTACATCACATTTTAAGAATGAATGAATTTATTAAAAAATATGCAGAAGGCAAATCATATGAAGATTGTTTGATTCCAGATAACATTGACTATTTTATTGATATAAAAAAAGGTAAATTGCCTGTAGAGGAAGCTGTAAAATTAGCAAACGATGTCGACAAAGATACAAATGAAATTAAAAATAAATATGTTACCGAAAAAGATGAACTCGATACAGAAACAATATATATGTTAGAAGATATTATATATTTAATTATAAAAAGAAGATTCAAAGAGCAAATTATGGAGGAATAATATGAGAAGTTTATTAATATTAAGAGGAGCTCCAGGTGCAGGAAAATCCACCTGGATAAAACAAAACAATTTAGAAAATTATACATTATGTGCTGATGATATAAGATTATTAGTAGAAAGTCCAATATTAGATAGCAATACAAATCATAGAGTTATTAGTCAAAAAAATGATAAATATGTTTGGACATTACTTTTTGAATTATTAGAAAGAAGAATGCAAAACGGAGAATTTGTTGTAATAGATGCAACACATAGTAAGTCGAGTGATTTTAGTAAATATGACAAACTATGTGAAAGATATAGATACAGAAAATTTTATGTTGATTTTGGAGATGTAACTATTGAAGAATGTAAAAAAAGAAATTTATTAAGACCAGAATATAAGCAAGTACCAGACAATGTTATAGATAAAATTTATTCAAGATTAAAAACACAAGGAAAAACTACTGGATGGAAAGAAATAGATAAAAACAATATATGGAACGAAATAGGCTTAAAATTATTTGACATGAATAAATATGATAAAATAGAAGTTTTTGGAGATATACACGGATGTTACGAACCACTAAAAGAATATTTCGACAAATATCCATATAATGAAAATAATATGTATATTTTTTGTGGAGATTATATAGATAGAGGAATACAAAACAAAGAAGCTCTTGAACTTTTAATAGATTTATCTGAAAAATCAAACACATTATTTCTTGAAGGCAATCATGAAAGATTGCTGTATTATTATTCAATAGACGAAATAGAAAATATAAAATCTAATACTTTTATAAAAAAGACTATTCCTCAAATTATTGATATTGACAAATCTAAATTAAGGTTATTTTATAGACGAATTGGTCAACTTGCATATTTTACTTTTGGAAATCAAAAATACATAATTACTCATGGAGGATTAAACTATATCCCAGAGCAATTACAAACAATAGCAACAAATCAATTAATACATGGAGTAGGAGATTATTCTGATGACATAGATTCTATTTTTGCATCAAACTACACGGATACTATTCAAATACATGGTCATAGAAATACTTTTGAGATAGACAATATTGATGAAAAATCATACAATCTTGAAGGTAAAATCGAATTCGGAGGAAATTTAAAAGTTTTACAATTATCAAAAAATAACAAACCTCAGTTAATTAAAATAAAAAATAATACTTTTGGAGATATAACTAAAACCAATTTATTTGGTCAAATAGTATACGAAATTGATGGAGAATGTAAAACCAAACTAAACGACACTTCAAATATTCTTGAACAATTAAAATTATCACAAGATATAAGAGAAACAAAATTAGAAGAAAATATAAGCTCTTTCAACTTTACACATAATGCTTTTTACAAGAAAAACTGGAACGATATAACTTGCAAAGCACGAGGATTATTTATTGATACAGAAAAAAACAAAGTTGTAGCAAGAGGATACGAAAAATTCTTTAATATTAATGAAAGAAGAGAAACAGAGCTAGTGCATTTAGTCGTTAAATTCAAAGATAAAATAACTTGCTATAAAAAAGAAAATGGATTTTTAGGAATTATGTCTTGGGTAAATGGAAAAATGTTTTTAGCTTCAAAGTCTAATAATACAGGCGAATTTGCAAATTATTTTAGAAACATTTATGAAAACAGTAAAATAAATAAGCTTGAATTAGAAAATTATTTAAAAAATAATGATGTTTCATTAACGTTTGAAGTAGTAGACGTACAAAATGATCCTCATATAATTAAATATGATGAATCAAAAATTATATTGTTAGATATAATACATAATAAATATGAATTTGAACGTGAGCCTTACGAAAAAGTACAAGAATTATCAAAATTAATAAATTGTGAATGTAAAACTATATATAAAGAATTTAAAAATTCAAAAGATTTTTTCAAATGGTACATAGAAAATACGGATGAATTTGATTTATCAAAAGAAGATATTGAAGGAGTTGTAATTGAATCATCTGGAATAATGACTAAATTAAAATTTCCATATTATAATTTCTGGAAACTTATGAGAAGAATAAAAGAGCAAGTAAAAAACAATAGTAATGTCAATTTGGCTAAATTGTATAATGATACAGCAAATTATTTCTATGATTGGTTAAAAAAACAAGATAAAGAGCTATTAGAAAATGACATTATTACTTTAAGAGAAAAATTTTATAGAGAGGTAAACAAATGAAAGTTGTTATAGATAATAACATAAGGATAGAAAATCCAATTAAAGAAGTTATAGATTATTGTAAACAAAATCTTGAAATCGACAATCCTCAATTTATGCAAAGTCAAAGACTTGGTTTTTCTACTTGGAGAATACCACGCAGATTATATTGGTACGAAAAAAGAGATAATGATTATGTTATTCCGTTTGGTTGTTTGTCTGATATATATAAAATTCATCCAGTAAAGAAAGATTATATCATTAATCTAAAAACTCCTAAGCAAATAGAATATAAAAGCAATATTAAATTATATGATTATCAACAAGAAGTAGTTGATGTTGCAACAAAAGCAAAAAATGGCGTAATTGTTATGCCAGCAGGTAGTGGAAAAACACAAACAGCGTTACAGATTATCGCCACATTAGGTTTAAAGACATTATGGCTAACTCATACTAAAGATTTATTAACTCAAAGTTATAATAGGGCGAAAGACAATTTTGAGAACATTCAATTAGGTAAAATATCAGAAGGAAAGATTGACATAAGCCCACAAATTACATTTGCAACAGTACAAACTATGGTCAAAATGGATTTAACACAATACAAAAATGAATTTGATTGTATCGTTATAGACGAGGCTCATCGAACCTGTGGCACACCAGCACAACTAGGAATGTTTTATAAGGTTATCAATAGTTTAAGTGCTAGGTACAAGTACGGGATCACAGCCACTCCTTATAGGAATATCAAAGGAACAGAAAAAGCATTATTTTCTTTAGTTGGTCCAATTATAATTGATATACCAAAAGAAGTAGTCGCAGACAGAACTATAAAAGCAAAAATAAAAAGAGTTGATACTGGATTTACAATTGAAAATGATTGTTTAAAATATGATGGTACAATTTTATATTCAACATTAAATACAAAATTAGCAGAAAATAAGAAACGAAACGATGTAATACTTAATATACTAAAACAACAAAAAGACCATTATACTATTGTACTTGGAGATAGATTGTCGCAATTACAATACTTAAAAGATAAACTTGGTTATGGCGTTATGATTGATGGTAAAATGACAACTAAAAAAGGTAAAGAATTGAGAGAAAAATACATTGAAGATATGAGACAAGGGAGAGAAAAAGTAATATTCTCTACATTTCAATTAGCTAAAGAGGGGCTGGACATCCCCCGTCTTGACAGACTTCTGCTAGTAGCACCACACAAAGACAGAGCAACCATAATTCAGTCTGTTCGGTAGAATTGAGCGCCAGGATAAAGGCAAGGAAACCCCAATAGTTTATGATTTTATTGACGATGATATTTATTTTGAAAAAGCCTGGAAAGTACGAAAGACAATATACAAAAAGAATGGCAATGAAATTTTGGAGGTAAATTAAATGCTACTAAAGAAATGGAATCCCAAAGAACAACAAAGTAAATTTTTATGTGACATGTGCAGAAAGATGATAATAAATAGGGATAGATATGTAATATACGTTGGAAGAAAGTCTGAGACACATACCAAAAAATGGGATTTATGCGAAGATTGTTATAAAATATTAAATAAAAATATTAATACGTGGTATGCTCGACTTGAATATAGAAAAATTAAAGGAGACAATTAATGAATATAATGGATATGAAAGATGTTATATTAAACAATATTTCAATGATACAAATACTTGATAAATACTCAATACAATATAAAAGACAAATGTTTAATTGTCCGTTTCATGGGCAAGATAAACACCCATCAGCCAAAGCTTATAATAATTCTTATCATTGTTTTTGCTGCGGAAGTACCGGAGACACCATTCGTTTTGTGCAAAATTATTTTGGATTATCCTTTAAAGAAGCTATGTGCAAGATAAATTATGATTTTAATTTAGGATTGAGTATTAATGAACCTTTAGATGTAGATAAATTGAAAAAAATACAGGACGAAAAATTTAAGAAAAAGAAATATAAAGAACGTCTTGTCAATAAATATTGTTATCTATGCGATTTAATGAATTATTATAGAAGAATAATAGAACATCTTGAATCCCATACCACAATTAAAAATTGGGAAACTACAACTTTAGCTGTATCAACAATACGTGATAGATTATATTCAATAGAACAAACGTTAATTGATATAGACAATAAATTATGCAGTAGAACTTAATCTACTGCATATATAAATGTATCTTGAAAGAGAAGAAAATATGAAGTGCTCTCGCACGAATATATTATATCATTATTTTACATTATTGTAAACTAAAAAATAAAGCTAGGTTATTTCCCTAGCTTTTTCTTGATTCATACTGAATGCATGAATTCAAAAACTAAAAAACTTTAGCATATTTATATTATCATATTTTATTAAAATAGTCAAGACTATTTGCATAAACTTTCAAAAGTATTTCTTCCTGCAACGCCATCTTGAGTTAATCCTTTATCGTGTTGATAATGTTCTACAGCTATTTTTGTACCGTTTCCAAAAATTCCATCTACTCCGTTTGGATTATATGATCTACAATACAATAATGCTTGTAATATCCATGTTATATTTCCTCTAGCACCTTTCCTAACAGCTACACAGGCTTTATATGTTGCTGGTCCAAAAATGCCATCTACTTTCAATCCTTTATTATACTGTTTGTTTAGCTCTGTTTGAAGTGCTGTAACAAGTGCTTTTTTTGTTTGTTTTCCGAAAATGTTATCTACTGCGATATTTAATCCGTAATTGCTGTTAAGCGTAGATTGTATTTGTGCAATAATTCCTTGTATCGGTTCTGGTTCTGGTCTTGGAGCAGGTGCAGGTGGTTCTTTTCCATCAAGAATCGCATTTACAGTATCTTGTAACTCATAGAATCTTGATTGTAGATATGGACCAGGACAATCAGTATTGGCGAACATATTATGACGTGTTAGACTGCCTGATGGTGTTCCATTATAAACTAATCTAAAATTGTACCTTCTACAAACATCTACAGCTAGATTAACTAATGTGTTCCAAGCTTTATCAGATATTCTCCATTGACCTTTATATTCACAGTTCGAAACTTCAACCGTTATTGCTTGGTAATCGTTAGTTCTTGATGAAGATGTCCAAGCCCTGTTTTCTTCTTCAACATTACAAACTAAATCTCCTTCATTTCCTATACAATAGTTCGCAGATGCCCTTCTTGTAGGATTTTGAAATACATTTACAGCACATGCTTTAGCTGACAATATTCCTGCCATCATATGTGGAGTAAATTTGCAAATTTTATATCCATTTCTTCCTTTTGTATAATTATTAGGATGTGCTAAATACACACCATCACATAAACTTGAATGGCTCATATTATTCCCCCTCTTCCATACCATTAGATAGTTCTTCGTTCATTTCATTTGGTAATAAAATGTCTACATTTTCTTCGCCCATAATCTTATTCCTCCTTATCCTCACTTGTTTCTGGAATTCCCATTACAATTGACATTGCAAAACTCAATATTCCAGATAGTATTGATGCACTAAATACTATTTTCCAGTTTACTTGCTGTAAAACTGTTGCCGTTCCAATAGTTGCTATAAATGTTTGAAAAAAAGTTCTTATACAACGTCCTGATGCGTATTCCCAGAATTTTTTAGATTTTAAATTATCTAACATAAAACCATCTCCTTTCTCACAATTTAATTATAGCATATTATGTAAAAAAAATAAAGATGCAGTTTCTTATATCAAGAATAAGACTTGCATCTTTATTATAGAAGTTATGCACATGATTATTCACATAATCTACAGCCCAACTATTACTACTATAAATTTATTATAACATAAATTATATTAATTTTCAACTATCCATGCACACCACACAATTCGGCTAGAAGGATCAAACGTATCGTATATTGTTCCGTCTATTATGGTAGTAATATGATTCCTCATCGTAACGAGAAAAATTCCTTTATTATATATTCTTGCGAATTCTCTTACAGTAATATCATTAATACAAAACCTTTCAAAGTTATCATCTAAAAAAGCTTCAATAGAATCAACGCTATTCATCATAACTCCTCTAGCCCTTGCATAATTACTTAAAATTGTAAATGCTTCACGCCAACTTATATCTAATGCTTTGGATACAGCTCTAATGCCGACAATCCTCAATATTATTTAAGTTTGGGTTTGCATTATAATATTTATATGCCATACTACATCATTTCCATAATTTTTCTAGTGTGTTTTTCAATTACCTTCATAACTTCTGGATTGTTGCTATCAGCTAATTCTTTAACAATGTCGCTAAAACCTTTCATAATTCCCTCAGTAGCTTCAATCATAGTTTCTTCGCCATTATATGAATCTCCTCTATTGTATTGTTCTCTGCCTTCGTTGTAGTCCATATAATAGTCTTTCATTCTATCCATTCTATCCATCATGTATGGATAATGTCCGTAAGAACCTCCACGACCGCCTTCGTTGTATCTTCCTCTTGAGTCTCTACTTCTTCCTCTACGTCCGTAAGTTCCATACTCATCATATTCTCCGTATCTCATTTTTATATACCTCCTTTTTAATATCCCAATATTCAATGTTTTCAACATCTTTAGCAATGTCTATTAATTTATATAAACATTCTAAAGAATTTTGATCCATCTCCTCTTGGTTTAATTTATCAATTTCTTTCGTGACTTTAGCCTTTAAAGTTAAAATAGGATCACATTTTTTTATTTCTTGCATTTCTTCTTCCATAATATGCACCTCCCTTATTTAGAACGAGAATTCATATTGCTAGTAGTTGTATCTGAACTTTGAGTAGTTGCTGGAGTAGCTGGTGTTACAGGTATACTTTGAACAGTAGTTGTTGCATTGCTTGGTAATGGACAATTTCCTATATATTTGAATACACCGCTATTTACAGCTGTATTTACTCTAGTAGGATAAATTCTTCTTGTTCTAATTTGCGAGGCGTATATTGGAGTACAATCTCCATTTACAAATGGATATTCTGTTGTATCGTCTCCAATAGTGAATACTACTGGAGCATTAATTGTTGTCTCTGCTGGAATACTTTGAGCGACTACAATACAATACTTCTGGCAATTACCGTAAGCATTTGCTGGAAGATTTATTGTCAATGTATCATCTGCAAAAGTTACAGCTTGACTTAATATAAACCTTGGACAAAGTCTACAATTTCTTACACATTCCATTTAATTACCTCCTTAAAAAAAATAGAGATAGCATGATTTACTATCTCTATAAAATCACGCTTAAAAGCGGAAAAAATATTTAATTAAAAGTTTCCACAGTTGCATCCACATCCGTTATTGTTTTGGTTACATGTGAAAATTGGTGTTCTACCATATACTGGTGTTGTAGGAACTGGGCAGTTATTTAATCTGTTGTATAATTGATCTACTTCGTTTGCAAATCCTTGAGAGATAAATGCGTTTTGAGCAGTTTGACTAGCTCTTAAATCAGCCATATTTAATTGTGTTCTAAGTCCTGAAATTATATCGTTCTTAGCATCAACTTGAGCTTTAACTCCGTCTAATTCTAATTGACATAATTTGTCAAGAATAGCTTGTGTTCCCCTTGTTTGACTATCAATTATATCTCTTGTATTGTTTGCATCTGCAAATCTTGTAGCACTTCCTTCGTTTTGAATTACATTTTGTGTTTGGCAAGTTGCTAAACGATTGTCGCAGCCATTATGTTATCGTATAAGTTCTTTATCTTATACTTCTATATGTTTCCATATAGTTCAGACTATCTCTTCATCCTATATTCTTATAGGAGTTCGGCACTCGTGGATATATTATATTCTCATTTTGAGTTTCAATATCTAGTCGTTGAGCCTTCACTAATCATTTAAATTAGTGCTTGGTTGCTGATTGCCATATTTATAATAACATTTTTCATTTCCTTTATGTCCTGTTTTAAGATACCACCATATACTACTTGTAGCACAATTATAAAATTGTGAAGCTTCAAGTATGCTTTTAAATTCTTTACTTCCTATTATTATTGGTTTAGCATGTGCCTGCCCATTTTTCATAGCATACTCTTTATTCCTCATCGGATTATTTTTCTTCATTCTTTCTCTTTGTTTATCTGCTTTCATAACATTATTTTTAGAATATTTGTCTCTTTCTTCGGGTGTCCATCTTGCCATTTTATTTTTTATAGATGCTCCTCCACCATTTCCACCATCATGAATATTACATACACATTGATTTATTTGTTTTAGTTCATTTATTCTTTCAAACTCTCTTCTATAAGCATCTTGTTCATCTTCAAAATATTCTATAATTCTACTTTCACATTTAAATCGTTTTATAAACTCTTTAAACATATTGTTATGCTGCTTTGATAAATATCTTTTTTTGCTACCTTTTCCAACATAAATTATTTCATTGGTATCTTTTATGTACCATTCATAAATATAAAACATAAACATCATCTCCTTAACACTATTATAAATCTATTTTCGCATTAAGTCAATGTTAATATAAACTTAGGTTTCCAGCAGTTCACCGAATTGCCAGTATGACTTACGCCATACAAGTGCCTACTGCTTCTTGTTTTGTGAAACATAAAAATTCTTTGGCTTTATTAAGAATTTTTTTCAAGCACTGTGCCAATTGTCCTTGTAATCCGTTGAAACCTTGTAGTGTAGTTGTTTGTGCATTAAATGCTTGTTGCATATTTGCCATTTGTCTAGCGTTAGCAGCTGTTTCAGCATTTGCAAATCCAGAATTTACTGTTGCATTAACTCCAGCGAATCCACTACATAAGTTTTGATTTATGTCTCCGCAACAATTGCAAAGTTGAGTACTTAGACCTTGTACACCACTATTAATGCCATTTAGTTGGTTAGCAAGTTGTAATGTATCAAATCCATTGTTTGTGTTTTGCATAATTTCTTTTTGACCGTTTGAAAGCCATGCGTATTCGTTACCGAATCCACCGCCGAAGCCACCAAAGCCTCCGCCAAAACCTCCATTACCCCAGCCACCTAGAGCTAAAAGTAAAAGAATTATCAACCAGCCATCATTTTCAAAGCCGTCATTGTTATTATTACCATTTAATGTAGTTGTTAATGGTAATGATACTCCATTGTCATAAGCCATTTTATTTTCCTCCTTTATAAATTTCTATTTATATAAATTGCTGCAGCAAATTTATAACTATTTAAAGCTGTTTCTAAATTTTGCGTATTCTTCGTCAAAATTCATGTTACGCTCATTACAAAAATTCCTAGCAAAAGCTTCTATTCCTTTTGTATCTCCATTTTTTTGCATTTGAATTAAGTTGTTAATCATTGGATTATTACCAAAGTTCATTTTAGAAAGAATGTTTTGTGGGGTCATTCCACCCATTATTTGCTTTTTTATTATTTCTATTGGATTCATAAATACCACCTTCTATTTCTTTTTACTTAAAGTTTCAATTTGTTTTTCCAAGTCTTTAATTTTTGATTTTAAGTCTTTTATTTCATCAGCGTTTGCAGTTGAAATAGCTTTTTCCATTTGATCTTGCGTAACAAAATTCATATCTTGAACATTTGTTGCAACTTCGTTCTTTTCTGGTTTGTATACTATAACTCTGCTAGTGCCGTCTGCTGTGAGTTGTTTAGTAACTATTGCACTTCCATTGCTTAGGGCAAAATAACTTATACTCCCGATCAAGGGGAATGTCTGTTGCTCTGACTACATCAATACTATCTACAACTTTACCTTGCAATCCAAAGTTAGGTTGTATTTGTGGCTGTGATTTATATATATTTTGACTTTGCTGTTGGTATTGATTTTGAATAGCCATTTGTTGCGGGTTATAATTATTATATGGATATTGTTGGTATCCAAAAGAATTATAATTATACATATTTATTTCCTCCCAAAATTAAATTTAAGACGTTTTATATTAATAGTAATTAAATTATATTAATTTTAACTTATATTGTCTTATTATTTATCCTTATAGCAAACAAGAGGTATTAAAACAAAACAATGAACACTGTGAACATTATTTTATTAAAATACCTCCTTTTGCACTCAATTAATAGAAAACATTGAAAATCAATTACCATCGTTTTCTATAATTAGATTATAGAGCAAAATATAAAATAAAAATTGCAAGTATATTGCATAATTTCTGCAACAAAAGTGCAAAAAAATAAAGACTATTTTATAGTCTTTACAATATCTTTATTATCTTTTTCTTTATTTGTTTAATTATATTACTTACAGTTCTTTCGCTAATATGTTCTTCCAAAGCTATCTTTACAATACTTTGTCTTCCGTGTGTGTCGGTTAAGCGTTTAAAAACTGCTAACTGCATATCGTTAAAATGTGCATTTTTCAATATGTAACTTATTTCAAATTCTGTAAAATCAAATCTTTTAACGTCTTTTTCTCCTACGCACTTTCTGAGTTCCATTTCTTCTTCTCCTATAAGTGGTTTTTGTTTTCGTTACTGTTACTCTTGCCATTTTCTAACACCTCTTTACTCTATGCTAATGTTTGAATTGTTGACATCTTCTTGATAAACAGCTTCATTTCCATCAACTTGTATTTTACTATTTTCTTCTGAAACTGTTTCAAATTGTGATTCGTGAATAAAATATGCAACGATCATCGCTATAATTACAGCAATAAGAATAACAATTATATTATGCTGTCTTTTATTCTGCGATTTTAGTTCTGATAACAATTCTGTTGCCAAGCTTTCTTTTGAAAATTCATCTTTCATGTTCTCCACCTCATCTTTTAAATGACTTACATCATCTTTTAAATACATCTAAGTACCTCCAAAACTACGAATGATGATATGTCTTTTCGTGTTGCTGGATTGCTTTTTCGATTTTGCCATCTATCTCATTATCAAAGAAATCTAGCCTGTTTAGTATTTTATCAATCTGTCTGCCAACATTATCTATCTTCTCTTCCATTTTACCTAGTTTATAGCTTGCGTCTTTCTCTTGATTCTTTTCGTTCTTAGTATCATTGTTGCGATTGAAAAAGAAGGATAATACACAAATTACAACTGTAATTATTGAAATAATTAAAGAAATATTTTGCATATCATCCTCCTCCTTTTTACTCCAACCGGGTATATAAATGTACTTCGCAAAAGCTGTAATTATAATAGCACATATCCTTTCTTTTGTCAATAAGTTTTTTAAATTATTTTATAATATATAATTTTAGCTCTTTAATCAGTAGTTTTTGTATACTCAACTATTAGCGTAACTTTAAGTTTGTCTCTATTATCAACATAATATCCACCACCACTGAAAAGTACCGAATCGCCTGCAAAAGAATATACAGAAAAACAAAACCTAGGATTAACAGCATCACTTGCTTGATAAACCACGTTTAATGGCTTAAAATCAGTTGAAATATTTACGGCACCATTAAAATTAATTACTCTTTTTAAATTTGAAATACCATGTGCAATGTATGTGTTAACCATAGGAGAATTAAACTCTAACACTCTTCTATATACAGGTTTTCCATCTATCCACGTTCCAATCTTTTTTTCACTTGTAGAATATGACAATGCTTCATTTACTGCCCTAATACTAGGTGCATTTGTTGTGCTATTTCCATTTAAACTATCTATTATTTGCCCTGTAACAGGTGTTGATTGTCCTATTTTTTTAATTCTCATAATTTACCTCCTATCTAATTCCAATAACTTTTGTAATATAACAAACATTATCTGTAGATTGTGGATTAATAGAACTGTTATATTTGTATATATCATAGTTAAATACTTGGTCAACGCTCATCGCAGTATTACTTAAGGAATAATTGGTATATCTTAAATATAATGTATTCGTTGTCGCAACAAATAGTTGTAGATTGATTTTAGTTGAACCTACCTTGAATTTTGATACAGATATAGTTGATAAACCACTTCCACCATAGTGAATTTCAAGAAACCTAAAATTTTCTAAACTTTGGCTAAACGTAATATTTCCAGTTGTACCACTTGCGTTTTCATACAAAGTAACTTCTTCTTCTGCTGCTGCTTGCCAACCGTCCGGAACTGTCGAACCATCATAGTCTACAATTGTTCCTGCAGGAACTCCACCACCTTTTGTTGTTGCCTCGTTTATGGCTTCAACTAAATTGGTTTTATCGTCAGTTTCTAAATCATTCAAATCTCCAATATGTGCTGTTGCCTCGTTTATTGCCTCAACTAAATTGGTTTTATCATCGGTTTCTAAATCATTCAAGTCGCCAATATGTGCATCATTGTTGTATATACCGTTTTCGATTTTATTTAAGTTTGATTCGTTAATAGGCGTTTGCCCATTAACCCAATTTGTTTTTGTATATGCCATTTTATTTTTCTCCTTCTCTATTTAAATTTATTTCTTTCAATCTCGTAGGATCTATTCCTGCTTGAATTGCCTTAATTTCCCAATCAAATTCTAGGTTAGGTGTTCCATGAACTTCAAAATAATCTTTGAATTTCTTAACCCAAAGTTTGCCTTCGCCACATTCTTGAATGAATACTTTATAATCATCTGGAATTACAGTTTGTTTAAATATTTCTTCAATTGGGATTACGCACAATCCGTTTTCGTCGGTTTTATCTGAACCTATATCCCCGAAATATGGTACTGCAGTTTCGTAAGCACTAAGTGCTCTTGTTCCATAGTCTTTTGTTTTTACGATTCTGTTTTTAGAATTAAAAACATATAAATCGTTACAAGTAAAAGTTTTTCCGTGTACGTCTCCATCATCCGTCATATATGCACCTGCCCCACCTGTAGTTCCTACTTTAAATGTATAAGAGTCAGCCGCATTTTTAAAAAAACTTATGTGCCCTGACAACATTTCTATATATTCATAATCTTCAGATCCGTGACCAGCTGGTTTTATCGAAAACAACACAGCATTGTCTAGTCCACTTCTGAATTCCAATCCGCTATAATTTGATTGGCTCATACCTAGTTCTACATTTCCAACACGCATAACCCTCCAGGGAGATAATTGCAAATCACAAGAGTCTAGCGATAATGTTCCATAAGATTCTCCAGGTTCTGAGTCTAAATGAAAATCTGATATGTATAATATAGGAACAAAGTTTCCTTGATCTGATTTAATTCCCCATGCCATTCCGTTTGCAATATTTGAGTCGTAGCTTCCATTTACAGAGAAAGCAACAAATTTTTGATCATTTAATATTTCAACTCCCATATTAGCGAAGTTTGTTCCAGAAGTATCATAGAAATGTTGTCCTGTTTTGTTGAAAGTTGTTAGTTTTCGTTTACTTGCATCGTATATATTTATCGCTGCTGTTCCACTTTCTTGTTCTAACTTTATGAAATCTGCAGCAAAATTATTCCAAGCAACAACAACGTCTGTAGCACTTTGCCTGATTTTGGTTGAAAATTCCGAATTTCCAACTTTACTTGCAACGCTAGTTTCGATTGCATTAATTGTTTGATTAATTGTCGAAAACTGTTCTTCAACTGTGGCAGAATCTGCCTTCTTTCTAACTTCGGTTGAAATGGAGTCTACAGCTTGATTAATTTGAGATGATAATTCTAGTTCTGTTGCAAAATTTTCTGTATATTCATTTTGAATCAACCATGTTACACTCATTTGAGCTGTATAATCTGGTATATCAATAATGTTTGTTCCTTTATGCAAAACAATGTTTACAGTGCCAACATCTTCAGTTACAGGTGTTTCTTTAATCGTACCATCTCTATTTATTCTTCTAATTATTTGACATCTTTTATCAATAATAGTTAGTTCATCTTTGACAGTTCCATTTTGTCTTAAATGATCAAATCTACCTAAATCATACAACGTCTCGTTTCCATCTTGGTCCGTTACTCTAACGTAGTTTTGTTCCCTTGATACCAATAAGTAACTACCTGGGTATAAATCTTCTGCTGGGTATGTTTTTTGGAATACAGTGTTGTTTCCAAAAATATGTAGTTCTAATAATCCTAAATCTGCACATTTTTGCAATGTTAATGGTTCGGCTCCTGTTGCACTATCTTTCATTGAAATGGTTTGAGCAACTTTACTATTTATTCCGTCTACATCCATTGTTAATGTTGTACTTTTACCGGTTCTATCTCCAATCATATCACTAACAACTAAATCTATCCTTTTTTGAGCTCTATCTACTGCAATACTTGTAGCCATATTTTGCAATACATTTTTAGCAGTATTTTTATATCTACTTTCGTTTAGTGAACTACCTTCCGTAACTATGGAATTTTCTAAAGCACCATTATATTTGATTGTATGTTCTAATATTCTTGACGTATAAGTATTCCCTTCTGTTGTTTGAATTGATATACCATCATTACAATCTAAATAAATAGTTCCAATACTGTCTAATTGTGTAACTGGCATATATGTTAAACCAAACAACGCAGATCCAGCTGTAATTAATTCCATTCTTTTTTGAGTAGTATTCGCAAATAAATTGTCATATATAATTAATTCATGTAATCCATTAGCAGCAATACTTTGGGCATCTTCAACTTTTTCCTCCTGCCCTTGAATATCGCTATCTGCAAAAATTACTCTGTTTATTGGTCCATAATATTCGTTGGCTTTCTTGAAAGAATCTTGTTTATAATCGTCTATTGTAAATGTTTCAGTATATGAAGGAGCTAATGCGAAGTCTATATATAATCTATTATCTTGACCTATTCTAGCCCAAGAAAAAGCACTTTTTGCTATGTTTTGCAAAACATCTCTTAAAGTCTTATTCCCGAATTGGTTGTCGTCGACCACGAAGTTTTTATTTGCAAAGTTGGTAGTTGCTAATTCTACTCCAGCTTGAGCACATATATCTTGAAGAAGTGTAAGCAATGTACAAGGATAAGTAACTCTGTCTTCGTATGGCTTGTTAAATTTAATCATATAGTCATATGCTACTACTGTTACTTGACCATTTGTCTGGTCGTTCTCAGGAGGTTCATCGACAATGAAGTTTCCAAAATTTATATAGTAGGTGCTGCCGTCATAATCAGCACCTATCTTTGTTATTAATTCTTTATTTTCTAAGTTAATTGGAGCGTTAGTACTTGACGGATCAAAAGTATTTTGCAACTTTAGCTCTAGCTTTCTAGCCGTGGCTTGACCAATGAAACCTACGTCTGGTACGTTTCTAGCTTCGGTTAAAGTAAGCTCCATTAATCCTTGGTTCTCATTAATTTCTGATTCGTCGTACAATATGGAAGCTCTTGTTACGTTATGTTTGAAAGCATTTTTTAGATCTTCGGTCCATTCAACATTATTTTCTAAATTATACATATTGCCTCCTTATCTTAATGCTCTATTAAATGTATTTCTTGCATTTCTATCATATCTTTACCAGCATATTTGATTGGCTTATACTGCAAATCATTATGATAGAACGTGCCTGTTTCGTAATCGTCTATTCCTTCGTTATAATATTCTACAGATAAATACATACTTGACATTATAACAGAATAGTAGTTTTCAAATTGTGCTCTTGTCATCAACGGAAATTGCATTTGTATTTTAGTTCTTCTATGCGGCAATACTTTTAATTCAAGTTTACCACTTGCCAATACTCCTGCATCTTGCGTTTGAACAAGATGGGGCATTATTAGTAGCCCTTCTCGTTTAATTTGTGGATTGTCGAATCGGCAATTACCAATTCTAACCCAATATCCTCTAAATGCCATTAATTATGCCCCTCCTTTTATATAGTAACTCCATACATATTAGATTCTTGGTTTTTGTATTTTCCAAAACCTCTATATATATCTTTATCTCCAAGTTTAATAATAAATGTTGGATTAAGTTCTTTATCTCCGCTATTTTCTGCTAATGCTCTACTCATAGCTTCATATGTTGCAGAAGCAATACCTTCTGTAATTTGTTTTTGGTTGGCTACGGATGTCTTGTTTCCAATTTTTCCTACAAGTTCTGGTCCAGCTTCATTTGCCATGAATAAGTCTCCTTGATTAGGGAAACCTCCAGATGCGTACCAATCAATATTAAGCTTAGGAAGACTTGTTGGTAAATTTAACACTCTTAATATATTTGAAATCCAGCCAGGTGCTGGTTGACTTCCCCAAGAGAAGTGTGGTTTTTTTAGCGATGGGAAATGCCAATCAAAATTGAAAAATCCTTTGACCATATTGATACCCTTTTCAATTAGCTCTTTTGCTTTATCAACTGGTTTGGTCATCGCATCTTTTATTTCTCCGAATTTTTCGGGTACTTTGCTAGCTAAAGATTTAACACCTTCAACTAAACCTTTTATAATATTTTTACCAACTTCCTTCATGTTTACGAACATATTACCTGAAAGCATTATGTTGTTTCTTTCGCCAGTTAATTCGTTTAATTTGTCTGACAAGTTTTCGTATGTCTCTATTAACTTAATTGCTTCTTCAAGTTCTGGGTTAGCATTTCTTAATTTTTCGTTTAAGCTTACTGTTTGATCATAAGTCTTTTGAACTTGGTCTGAAAATCTTTGAATAGGATCTCCTGTAAAGAAACTTATAATAGTATCGACAACACTTGCTAATCCTGATAATGCACTCGATGCTGAAAATTCTGCTGATTTTAATGCGAAATGTCCCATAAACGAAACAAATGAATCTAAGTTGGTTTCTAGTCCCTCTGATTGAGAATTAAAACCTTCTAAACTAGGCGCTAAGTTATATACTAAAGCATCTGCTACAACTTTTAGGTTGTTTACGAAACTTTGAACTGCCCATGTTATTTCTCCTAAAACTGCCGTTCCTAATCCAATTGCTACTGGTATAGTTCCAGCAGATAGTACTGTCATTGTTCCAATTGCTGCCGATGCAGCTCCAACAGCCGCTAATATTGTAGTACCTCTTCTTATGCCTTCTGTTACTGTAACTTCATTGTCTAATACTGGTTGCCATGCTTCTGCTATTTTTTGAAGTGCAACTCCAACTCCTAATATTTCTACTAAGAATAGTCCTGTAGCAACTCCTATTTCTGCAAGTACTGCAGTACCAATACCTATAGCAATTGGTATGGTTCCAGCTGTACCCGCTGTTACTGTTCCTATTAATGCTGTGGCTGCTCCTACAGCTACTAATATTCCAGTACCAACTCCGACTGCTGTGGCTACCTGTGGTCCATTGCTTAATACTGGATCCCATGCTTTTCTTATTTCATCTAAGGCTTTTCCAATGCCCCAGATTTCTACCATGAATACTGCTGTGGCAACTCCTATCTCTGCAAGTACTGCTGTTCCAATTGCCATATTTACAGCAAGTGTTCCTCCAACACTACCTAGTAATGCCGTAGCAACTCCTACTCCTACAAGAATTCCTGCACCAATACCTACAGCTGTGGCTACTTCTGCACCATTATCAATTACTGGTTGCCATGCTTTTCCAACTTGTTCTAGTCCTTTACCTAGTAATATGATTGAACCTACAATTAAAAGTGCTGCAGCTGCAACTTCTGCAATTACAACTATTCCTAGAGCTAGGTTTTTAGAAAGTGTTTTGAGTGAATTACTTAATGTACCTGTACTGCTTGAAACTCCTGATGTTGTATTAGATACATTTTTTGTATTTTCTTCGAGAGGTTTTAGTTTGCCTTGTAATTGTTTAGCTCCACTTCCAGCATCTGCTAATGCTTTGCTCTTTTTGAATCTTGCAATTACGACAGCTACTCCTCCTAGTGTTTCTACTGCTGATGTTATTAGTGCTGCTTTATCAACTCCACTCCAATCTCCTTTTTTAATTGCATCCCAGTTCTTTTGTATTTCGTCTATGGCAGTCGTTAATCCTCTAAGAGCTAGACCTGCACCAAGCAGTCCTATTTTTCCTTGAAGTGCACCTATGGCTATTGCTATATCTCCTATTCCATTTATTGTTTTTTTGGAATTTTCCCAATTTATTCCATTCTCTGACATATCTTTGATAGCATTTACAATTTCAGTTACACCTGCAATAAGTTTAAGTGCTCCACCTAATTTAATGTTTCCTAAAATTAGAAAAGCATCCCCTAGTCCAGATGCAAAAGTATATATCATACCTGTAACATTGTTGAAAGTTGCACCATTAGCTTGGAAGTTTTGAAAATAACCTGTAAATTCATTCATATTTTTGACTATGTCTGCCATTAATGCTAGTTTAGCAAATCCTCCTAGTCCGCCACTAAATCCTTCTTTACCGAAAAAATTAGAGATACTTTTTGATATTTTCCAAGATCCGAAAAGAACTCCCGCTGTCATAATGAATGGAATTAATGCTTTTATTTTATCTTTTATTCCATCAATTTTTTTCTGCATCTCCGAGCTGGCACCTTGAAACATGTCGTATTGTGGTAAATCTACACCTAGATCTCCACCGCCAGCACCGCCAGCTCCACCACCAGCTCCTTTTCCAGATCCGCTGTCCGATGAAATATTATTCAATTCATCAAATGGCATTAACATTTTATTTAATTTTTTAGCGGTATCTTCTGCTGCATCTCCCATGTCTCCTATTCCCGTTGTAACTCCACCTACAGCTCCACCTATGCCACTTACATCGACTTCAAAATTTTCCCATTTGAATCCGGAACATTGCTGCTAGTGCTTTAGCTGCGCTTGTCGCTAATTGTGTTATTGCTCTTAAAACAGGTATTAGAGCTGCTAAGATTGGAATAAACATACTTCCTATTGCTCTTTTTAATGCTTTTACTTCAGTTTGGAATACACGCATAGCATTTGCTGGGGAATCTAAACTTCTTGCTAAATCTCCTTGCATAATTTGAGTTTTATTCATTATTGTAATATATGCAAGCTCTGCTTTTTGTGCTTGACTCATATCTTGAACTCTAGTTCTTATTCCAAGAGCCAATGCACTTTCTTGTAATGATGCTTGAGATAATGATATTCCTAATTGCCTTAATGTTCTTGATTGTGCACCAGTTCCAGCAATTCCCATTTGTATTGCTTTTAGTGCATCATCGTATGGCATATTGGCAAATGAACTCATATCTCCAGCAAGTTGAGCAACATTCTTACTCATTATGTTTGCTTTCTCTGCTCCGATTCCAAATCCTTCTGCCATATTCTGGATTGAAGAAACAGCGTTCATTATGCTGTCAGGATCTAGTCCTAGTTCCGACTCTGCTCTATCCCTAAACTCTGTAGCTGCATCTGTTGCTTTTCCCATAGAAATTCTAAATAGATTAAGAGTTTCTATGTAATCACTTGTGGCAGTAACAGCTTTGCCGATATAGTTTGAAATTTTACCTGTTAATAACGCACTTCCTGCTTTTTTTACTTTTCCTAATGCACTAGATAATTTTTGTGCATTTTGAGATAATTTATCAACTGCTTTGGAGGCACTGTCTGCATTTGCTTTTAACGCAATATCTACTTCATCTATTGTTGTACTCGCCATTATATTACCTCCTTCCTAAATTATTTTTTATTTTTTTGAAAGTGTTTCTTAGTTTGGTCAGCCCAATTCTTAAATAAGATTTGAGCTCTCCATTTATCTAATTCTTCTTGTGCATTTGTCTTTGATTGTTTTTCCTTATCTTCTTCAAGACCCCAAGGCTTTTCAGGGTATGGTAGAGGCTTTGTTGCTTTAGAAAAGGCTCGTAATATAGGAGAAACATCACATATTGCCTCATATATATACAAGCCTTGTTCCCACATTGCCCATTTTGCTTTCTCAGCTTCTCTTTTTTCTTTTATCTTGTATGCTTCTAAATAGTATTTAGCAATAGTAGGATCGTCTTTCCAGAACTGATCGTAGGTCATACCGATAGAAATAAAGAACGGACAACATTTATTAAATTGATCTGTGAGGAAGATTTGCTCTACATTGGTTTTATCATTATCAAAGATTAAACCATCTTCCATTCGATGTTTTTTGTATCATCTGTTGCATCTGTATCGTCTAACATAGAATTATATGTTTCAGCGTACATCTCAATTAAAGATTGTGATAATGCAACTTTGTCATGGATATGTGAATATATTTCTTCAACAAGTTTTCCATTGACTCTTTTATGATTTTTTAAGAAAGCTGCTACAAAAGCTATGTCTAGCATTGTGTTAAATTTATCTTGGAATTGCGAAAGTACAAATCCTTGGCTTTCCATATATTTTATAGCTTCTCTGTTATACTCCAAAGTGTAATGTGTTCCATCGTAATCAAATTCTAATTTTTTATTCATATTAAATTCCTCCCAATTTTGATAACTTAAAAATAATTATATTATTATGCTGTTGGTTTTGCTGCCCATACTGGCTCGTCTAGTGGTGTGATTGAGTTTTCTGTTTCAATTACAGAGTTTACACCTAGTTCTGGTAATCCCATTGCAGAAGGTTGTCCTTTGAAGTATAATCCTTCTGTTAATCCAGGAATTTCAATATAGAACCAAGTAGCTTTTTGGCTTGCATCAGCCGTTGCATAAGCTGTCATTAATGTATCCCATGCATCCTTTAAAGCTTGAGACATATTAAATGTGAAAGATAATGCACCTCCTAAATCTTTTAGACCAGGAATTGATGTTTTATATTCCTCTTCATTAAGAGTTGTTGTATCTAGTGAATCTGGTGCTGGATTCATTGAAGGTATAGATTTTATACCTACTAATTCTGTGTAATCAGCTTTAGCTGTTGGTCTAGTTCCTGCTGTTGCTTCTACTGCGTAATATAAATGTACGCCCATTGAACCTAAATAAGTTGCCATTTTTATATTCCTCCTTATTAATTTTTATATATTAAATTTGTTTCTTTGTCGTAAACACATTCATATCTTGTTGTACAAGTCATTACTGTAGAATCTGATATATATGGTTTAACAACTTTACTACCTAATCTATGTAGTGGATATTTATTCATAAGATATTGTTCTACAATATCAGCCATAAACTTAGCACTTTCTGTATAATCGTATTCTTCTGTATCTCTACTATAGAATACGAGTTGATAACTTAACAAAGTGGTTTGTTCTCCCTGGTTTGTAGTTCTTGTAAGTACTTCGCTGTCGTTCAATTGTTCTATTGTAGCTTTAGGAAATTTGCCTTTTGGTAAAGTTTCATAAGCTTTTTTAACAAGTGTATCTTTATACGAGTCAGTTCTTGAGGTAAAAACATCTATCATATCTTGTTTTAATTGGTCTATAAAATCTATCATTCTTCCAAAGCCTCCTTAACTCGTTTTCTAATTATATTATTTATCTTGTTTCTAACAGTCTTGCTTGCATCGTATACTATCTTTTGAGCTTCCACACCTTGCGTATATTGAATTTCCCCGTTACCGTCTTTATAAGTCCAATATAGTTCTCCTTCTGGAATTCCAGTTTTGTCTGCCACGTGTGTTGTTGCTTTTCTTATTGTCCTACCACTGTTGTACGGATTAAGTCCAAAATCATTTTTCTTTGGATGTTGATGTGCTTCTCCTCTAGTACCTGTACCGAATTCGCTGTAAATAGCTTGAGTTCCTCTCATACCTACCCTATAAGTATCAATGCTTCCATTTTTAAAGAAATCCATCTCTTCTGCAGGTTGTTTCTCAGCTTTAGAGTAGTTTTTATTTATTTCATCAAAAGCAATATCTGCCAATTCATTTAATATTTGAGGTTCTGCATTTTTTATCTTTTCGGACATTTTCTTTAATTGTTTAGAAAGTTTTTTTATTTCTTTCTCGTCCAATCTTACGGTTATTTTTTTAGCCATCGTCATCGCCTACCATTTTTTGCAAGTACATTGTCATTTCATTTATGTAATTCTTTGGATCTCCGTCGATATAATAATCTGCATCTGTGCAGTAATCGTCTGGAGTTTCTGGTGGCTGTTTAAATACATAGCATCTATCAAAGTTATGGAATTGACTTAATTGATCTGGTCTGCCATAAATTATCAATCTGTTATTAGACTCTGGACCAAAAGCAATTATTTCGCCTTCGTTTTCCAGAGGTTGATAGTTGAAGAAAAATTGTTCTGGTGCAGAGAATTTAATTCTACCATCTACTTTAATTTGTTTACATATATATATTGATCTTTTATTTCTTATAAGATTATTCATATTATCCCACCCCTTTTGCAAGTGGAATTATCTTCTTAGTAAGAGATGCTGGATAGTCTGAACCATTTTCGTATGTTCTAATTAATCCACCCTCTGAGTGATAGTTTTCGCCTTCTGCTCCGAATTTTGAAATTGCATATAAAGCAAGTTGCACAATTATACCTGAATAAATATCTTCGAATGGTTTATCGTTCGTTGGAGTATAATGTCTATCGTTATAATATTCTAATAATGCGTTATATATTTCTTGTTGATATACTGACGTATCGTACGACTTTAACCCCAGTGAATTTATTTTGGTTGAAAGTTTTGTTACCAACGCTTGAACTTTTGAATTATTTTCGAAATCCATTTTACTCCTCCTTTATCTATTTCCCCATTATATTTCCTTTGTTTTTTTCCTTTACAACTTCTTCTGGTGTGATTTGAGACATTTTTGCAAATTGTGATTTATCTACAACTAATGTTTCTCCTCCTTCGACAGCCTTAACGTCGAATCCGTCTTTTGTTTTTTCAACTTTAACTTCTACTAGTTTGTTTGCTACAGGTTTAATGTATAATTTTCCATCGTGTTTATATAACATTTATTTTGCCTCCTTCTTAGTAGATTTTCCTTTATGGCTTTTAATTCCATATTTTGAAATGATTTCTTCTTTGCTTTTCTCATCTTCTGTTGATTCTTGTTTTGCAGGTTCTTGTTTATCAAAAACGGGGTCTACTTTTTCAGTAGCCCCCTTTTTGTTTTCGGAAGCTAAACAATAACCAAGTACTTTGAACTGATCCTCAAAAGTTTTTTGAGTACAAATTATTTTATCATTTCCCTTAACTATTGTTACCATTTTGTACCTCCTGTATTAGTGAGTTGTATCTATGATGAATACTCCATCAGCTTTTTCGAATGAAGGTAATGCAACCATGCTAACCTTTGTTTCGATTTGAACAGGATCAACTGTTTTTGAAGTTGTAACTGCAATAGCATTTTCAACTAATGCAACGTCTGCTTCTGAACCAGCCATTAAATCACTTTCTTCTGGAGTTACACCGTAGTGCATATTTCCTAGAGGTCCATCTGGCATCATTACAAAAACATCATCTGCTATATAGTTTACAAAGTTTCCTGTTGTTTCATCAATGTATCCTTCATCATTTACGAATATAGTAAGCTTTGTTTCGTTTTCAATATATGATTTTACATTCTCTGATGTAATTTCAACATCTCCATTAGCCATTACATATATTTTCTTTGCAATTGCTGTATTTCCTGTTAGTGTTTCAAGTAAGTTTGAATTACACATAGCTCTTGTTAATTTGTATCCGTTTTGTCTAGCTAATTTCTTAGCATTGTTTATATCTTTTATAATTGTAGCTGCTGCATTTGACCAAGATGTATCTACTGTGATTTTGTTAGCTTGTGGCATACCATAATCATAATTGTATGATTGACCATTGCTTGAAAGTGTAACTGTACCTGTTGTTAGGGCTTGCATACCCATTCTTTCTGTTGTTTCTTTTGCGGCTGTGATTAGTTTGATTGAATCATTGAATATGTTTTCCATGATAGCATCAATTACAGCTTGATTGTTAGTTTGTCTAACAATATTTAGTTGTTGTCTTGTCTTTTCGTCTAAAACGATTGACTCTTTGAAGAATGGCATTTCTGTTGCATATTTGTTAATGCCTTGTCTATCTCTTCTAATAGCTTTTGCATCAAATGCAGATAATCTTAACCCAATAGGTTGATTGTTTGCACCTTTAACCCAATTTAATTCAATTGAAATTTCTTTCTTGAATGGGAATAGTTGATCTACAACTGTATATGTATTTAGATTTTTTTCTAACCAATATGCCACTACATCAGCACTTGTCATTAATTCATTTAATTCTTTAGCCATTATACTGCACTTCCTTTCACAAAGATTATTCTTGGTAATGCTGCTACTGTAGCCTCATCTACTAATGCTTGTGTTGCACTATCAAGTTTTAATAAATCAACACAACCTGCTAAAATAATTGTTGCGTTTTCAGCTCCTGCAGTTACATCAACATCTTTTAAAAGAATTGCTGTTGCGTTTGAAGATGCTGGAGTTCCTGTTCCAGCATTTGCTGGAGTTGTTGTTGCTTTAACAAAAGCTGTTCCTCTAGCTGTTATATCTCCATATAAAGGAGTTCCGGCTTTTAATATTTTTCTTCCATTATCATCTGCACTAATTCCTGTGTTTGTTACTCTTGCTGGTAATGTTACCATATAGCTACTATTAGCTATTAGTATGTGTTTGTCTTGAAAATAAGACTCTGATTTAACTGACATAATAATTACTTCCTTTCTATAAAATTATTTTTTTGCAAAGAAATCTACTGCATTTTTATTATCTACTTGAGTTCTCTTAGCAAGTTGCTTGCCGTAGTTTCCTTCGTCAGAATCGCCTTCGGATCCATTTTTAAAGTTACCAAATTTACCTAACTTATCTTTTATAGCTGCTGCTTTTCCAGCTTCATAAGCATTTTTAACGATGCTTGAAACATACTTGCTTATTCTATCTGTCTTTTCGCTATCTTCAAAAGATATTTCATCAATAAACTTGTCGAATTCTTTATCTCCATCTTTAATGCCTGCTGTAATTTTAGCTTCTGCTAATAAGCTTATTGCTGACATTTTACTTTGAGATGCTTTACTATCTTGTAGTTGTTTTTTAAGATCTTCAATAAGTTGTTGTGTAGCTTGATCTGACTGTGCTTTCTTTTCGTCATCTGTCATTTTGTCTTGTAATTGTTTTTGTAAATCTGCAATTTTATCAGACAATTGTTTTTTCTCTGCTGCTGATTTACCTTTGTTTTCGTATTCTCCGCTAGATAATACTTGATTTTTGAAAAATGCCTTGATGTCATCGCTTGACATCCCTTCTTTAAAAGCATCTCCCATAATTTCTTTTAAAGTTTCTTCCATAGTGATTCTTCCTTTCTTTCGGTAGTGATTATAGCACTTCTCTGTGCGAATACCTATCTACATATATAGCCTTGTAGAACGGGCAATTTATATTATCATCCTTCATTTGATGAAGATTGATTTTGCGAATTATTTTTAGATTCGTCTTCGTCTTTATTATCTTCATCTTCTTTTGAAGAATTGTTAATACCATTTGAATTTCCAAACATTTCTTGAGCCTTCTGTGTTTTTTCTTTGCTGTATTGTTTTCCTCTAGCAACTACCCCTGAAATATCTGTAGTCATATCTGCCATAGCCAATCCATCTTCTGGAGCAATTGTGCCTGTAGACATTAATGTACTATAGCTTTGTGCTTTACTTTGAATGTTGTCGTTTTTATTTCTTGGTAGCTTAATATCAATATCTTCTAGTTTAAAGTCTTGAGATACAAGATTTAATGCTTTTAATATTTCGATAGCGACGGCAATTTGCTTTTTCTTAGAAATTTTAAAGTATTGTTCTTTAATTCTGGCAACAATTTCTATATCTGCCCATCCGTCACGTAACTTAACTGCATCTCCTGTGTCTCCACCTCCGCCACCACGAGTTTTCCTATCTGGTATGCCTACGATTTGTTTGTAAGCTTCTTCGAAGTATTCCCTTAGGTTTTGTATGCCTAGTGCATCTAGTTGTTGATATATGAACTTAGCATCTACATCAACACCTGCTTGACCTATAAGCTGTAATATTCTATTCTTTCTGGCTTTTTCAGCTTCTTCGGTTGTTATTTCGGCGTTCATGATTACAAGTAAGCTTTTAATTACATTTTCAACATCACTTATACTATCACTAGCAAGTAAGTTTATTGCATCGCTTATTTGTATTGCAAGTTCAAAATCGCCTTGCATAAATTGATTATTTTTAACTAATATAATTGGATTTAATCCTATAGGATTAATATCATAATCAATTATTTTAGCAGTGTTATTAAAGCTTCCTTCTCCATCACATTCTATTACATATCTACTATCATCTGTATACGCATAATATGTTGTTTTGTTGGTTTGCTTTGAATAATAGAATAGTACAGAAAGTTTGGTAGGGTTACCTGGTTCTGGAGAATGTACAGTAAATGTTGTAAGAGGATCTAATGCAATGGTTTTAATTGGATAATCTGGCATAAAATCGCTGTATATTTCGTTTGTAGGGAATATACCTAGATAAGCCATACCGCATATACTTGCGGTTGTTCCTACTTCGTGATCTACTGTATCTGTATTTTCATAATTAAAAACGTCTATAATTTTTTCTATATCTTTTAAATGTTTACCTTTTCGTTGAGTAATTTGTGTACCTTGTGAATATGTATATCCTACAATGGTTCTAACTGTAGATGCTGCGTAATTTACTGTGGTTTGATTGTTTATTCCGCCTTCGTAAAAGCCTTCTGTACTTCTAGGTTGGTTTTGATTCTGATCTCCACAATAGTAGTCAAAAAGTTTATGTATATCTACTTTATTTACAGTAAAATCCTTCCATGCTTGTTGGATATAACTTATTATAGTATCTGGATTAATTTCTCCGTCAACAATTATTAACTTTCTTCCTTTTCCTATTCGGTTTATCAACTCTTAATCACTCCCTACTATAAAAAAAATAGCCAAAAGACCTTTAGTCTTTGGCTACTGGAGCACTATCATTATCACTTATTTCAAAATTTTTCTTGCATCTAGGACACCAAAAGTATATTCCTTTGGTACTTACTCCTTGTTGCTTTTTACAAATCAGTTTACCGCAAATAGTGCAATTTATATCTTCTAATTTCTGTTTCATATAATCTCCTACTTATATAGTAACATAATATTTTATCAACGTCAACTATTTTTTTTAAATTCCTAACATATTTCTACTAATTGTACTTGATGCTCTACCAATATTAGTAGTTACACCTAAGACTTCGGTAAATAAGCCTGATAAACTGTCCGGTGCATCGTCGTGTTGGCTTTTCCTTACGTTTTTTGCTGTATTTTGATTAAATTTAAAGACTTGATTCAATGCATCGTTAAACATTTTGTCGCCTTTTATACTTTCTCTTGTTGGTATTACAAGTCTGTATTTTGCTGCTCTACTACCTCTTATTTCTGCTTGCCTTGCTAGAATCCTATCAGTTTTTGATTTGGTTGTCGGTGCTTTTTTTGTATCGAAATAACAATCTTTATAATTTTGTTCTTCGGCTCGTTGTTTTACAGCATCTTTATATTCATCTCCACCATTATTAGCTTCGAAACAAGCTCTAGTAATATGGTGTGATATAATCTTCGATATTACTGCTGGTTGAGTTATAGTTTTATCTTTTTTATTTATAAAATACCAATCAATTAAATAACAATCTCCATTTTCGTACTCATCAACAATTGGCATTGATAAGTAATCATCTCCGCCCCCATGCAACATCACAAAAAGCAATTGTTCTTATATATCCTTCCGTTTTTTCATAACTTTGCAAGTTGAATTTTCTAAATTCTTTTTCGTCAAACAAAATGCCTTCTCGTTCCATTGGCTCCTGTTGTATTAGGCAACTAAATGATACGGGATCCATTAAATCTCTATCTTCATGGAACATCTCTGTTGTAATTGCAAATCCATATTTATAATTAAAATTACTTTCGTCATTTTCATTTAATCCTGGTATTCTTATTCTCATTAGTCGCTCTGGTGCATGTTCCTCATAATAGGATATTACCCTACTTAATGGGTCGTTGATACTGAATATTGTTCCATTTAAAAGTAACTTGCAATCTCTTTGCATACGCTTTTTAAGTGTTCCTGTAAATTCAATCCACTTCTTATCCATTATATCTTTATTGCTTGCTTCTTCTATATCTTTAACAAGATCATCACAAGCTAAAATATTGTGTGCCCTCGTACGTCCCGTTACTGAGCCATCAAATCCAACGCAATATAATGTATATTCTGAATGTGGTTTCTTTCTATTTGGGTCATCTGTGTAATCAAGTGATAAGGTCTCAGCACTACGATATATTTCCCTTAACTTAGGAAATATCTTACCGAAGTTGCCTTTATCGTCATTTATTATGGCATCTATCCCGATTGAAACCTTTGTCCTTGGCAATAGCAGCTGAATAACTTACGAACATATTAGGTTTAGCTGGTTCTTTACCTATAGCCCATGCCAGGAATTCTTTTAGTATCTGAGTTTTTCCTGTTCCGTTGAGGCATACTTACTGTCATTATTGGTCTATCTTTTCTATAGTAAAAAACTGAATATTGTCTTGCAACTCTATTAAGTACGGATGTTCTTGGTGCAATAAATTGTTCCTCTGGAGGTATTCCAAACTCTAATGCAACTAAAAAATACTCAAATAAATACCTTGCTAAATAATAATATGTTTCTTGCATAACTTTATACAATTCTTGCTGTATTTCAAGTGCATCAGCATTTCTTATTTCATCATTTATAGTAAAACTTATTGCAAGACCTATCTCAACGCTTTCAGAATACTTTAAATCTTTACAAGAATAGTCATAAACGACTTTTTGTACTTTATCCCTATCTTCTAACAGTCCTAAATCGTATCTAAGCATATTTAAAAGTATTAGTCTTTTATCTATACTCAGTTCTGTATTAGCTAGGTTATATCTTATTTTCTTGACTTCCGCTTCTATTATACTATAATTGATTTCTTCTTCCAACTAGCCACCTTCTTTACTTTAGTTTTGCTACGATTAAAAAGAACATTACTGCTCCTAATATAATTATTATTACGTGAAAAATCTTTCCAATTGTAGTCTCCTTTTTCATTATCTCAGGCATAAACCCGCATAGTACTACCGTAAAAATATAAAAGAAAAAAGCCAAGATCCATCCGACTGCTTTTATAACTATCTCCATCGTCTTCCTCGCCTTCTTTCTTCAATTTTCATTCCTCTTAATTGCCCTAAATCTTCTAAAATGACTTGATTAACCGTCTTTTTTCGGCTAAAAGCGTCATTTACAAGTACATCATTCAGTTCCGTTGGTATCCTGATGCTCCTTTTTACAGTTTTCACATTTTCCATCACAACTTTGCTCCTTGTTTTCCTTTAAATCAATGACTATGCTATCACTTTGAACATCGCTTGCCATTTTGATTCCTTCAATTATTCCTTTTAAACAATATATTGCCTCTTCTTTTGTCTTAAAACGTTCAATTAGCACCTCTTTTGGGTTTTCACTTACTGTTACTCCTACTAAAAACACGTTTCTTGCCCTTAATGTTAAAGTGGTGGCGTTAATTACCTCATTTTCATTATTTATTATTCGTATATCCATTTTTTACCTCCTATAAACTCAATGTAATGCTATAAATACGCTTATTCCATTAAAGCATTCAATTTATATTATTAAAAGGTTATTGCACATACGCAGCATCAAACTGCATCTTATACTCATCTAGGTGGAAAAGGGGATGAATATACGTTTTATCCCTTAAACTAATACGTGCATATATTTTACAGTTAACTGCGGAACTGTTTTACCATTAAACTAAATTTATTTAAGTTTTTGCAACAACTTAAACAGTGATTACAAGAATCGAACTTATATCTGCTCCTACTGGTTGGAGTTGATAGATTCGAACTACCGCATCGTGGGATCAAAACCCACTGCCTTACCACTTGGCTAAACTCCATTATAAAAAACAAACTACTGTCGTTTTTTTTAACATATTTATTATAACATTATGTGGTGGCGTTGTCAAGGATTATTTTATTATTTTTTATAAAAAAATACACATCCCATCTAAATATACTGCATATCTAATGCGGTACTACACTTGCACTCCGTCCATCGTCATATATTGTTTTCGTTTCACTTAAACAATATTTAATGTGGTGGCATTAATACGAGAAGACGGGCGGACGTGGGGTAGACACCGCCTTATGTCAACAAGGGTAAAATAGGGGCAAGGTTGAATAAAAAAATATTTTTTTTGCAAAGAACAGGCAAGATATAACAACAAATACGTCGTTGTTTGTATATTTTTTTTATTTTTTTTATTTTTAAAAACAAATACAAGGCAAGGACAAGAGTAGATGTATAAAATGTATACGCCCATAAAAAAAATATATATATACATATATGTATATATGAATATACATATACATGTATATGAATATAATAATAAGATAGCAGCAAAAAAATATTTTAATATTTTTTATAAAAAGTATTGACAAAATAAATAAATAATATTATAATAATAAATGTAAACAGCAAGGGAACAGCACTTATATTATATAGTAGCACTGTGCACATAAGCTATAAAATAATAATAAAAAATATTTATTTTTTAGTATAAAAGTATTGACAAAGTACTACGCAGATGATATACTATATACAGTTAATAGATAAGACTTAAACAAAAACGCGAAATGGTGTTATTGGAAAAGTAGAAAAGCCCGTTTTTAAAAGTCTTATATATAACAACATACTACAGAAGAGGGGAGGTGATCTTGTGAGTATATGGGAATTTAAAGAGGCTTTAAAAGTATTGACGTTATATAGTAGTATAACGATAAGTTTATCTTGGGGGCTTGGTTATATGTTCGCTAAGGTAAGTTATAAACTATGTAATAAATAAAAAATAAACAAAAATAAATAAAAAATAAATAAAAAAGAAAGGCTAAAGGGTGGTTAATATGAAAATGTACGTAAATATGGAAAATTTAAATGAATATGAAAAAGCAAATAATAAAATAAGTTATAAAACATTAGTGGAAAGATATTTTTGTGACATGATTTTATGTAATAATATCATAAAAGATTTTGAAGAGTTAGAGATTGTAGCTGGCTCTGATTATGATGAAGAGAATGACACTTACACGGATGTATACCAATATTTTATAGTTAACGGATATTTTAATGAGGATGATTTGCAAAAAGTTGGCGATGAGTTGGGCGTCGTGTATTATCATAGAAGATTAGGCATATATATTTTAGGCGTGCGTCATTTTGGTACTTCTTGGGCTTATACTTTAACAGATATTGAACCAACGCAAAATTATGACGAAGCAGACGTATAAAAGTTATAAAATGGAGGGTAAAAAAATGGAAACTTTAGTTATTAAAAACAAAGAATGTTATAATATGGCAACAGAGGAAGGGCGCAAAAATCTTGGGGAATATATACAACGTTATAATGATAATATTAACCAAGACGATCCACTAAGTAAACCTATTTCATACGATGAGGCTTTTGCAATTTGCAACGTTGAAGGCTTCATCAAGTCAAAGCCTGGGGTACGTGAGGCGGTTGCGGAAGCTTTAGAAATCGCAGCAAACGCCGTAAACTTCAAGACAAACACGACTTTTACTTTTTTACGCAACAGGTTGAAAAAATTAAGCTATAACGTTATAATCAGGATGCAGGTTGAAAGCTACGTCAAGGGAAGGCTAAGTCACGCAAAAAATAGATTTAATGCTTCTACTTCTAGTCTCGACAGTTCCAGAATTTCGACAATGCACATTGGCGACGATGTAATCTATTTTGATAACTTAACGGGTAACATTTTAGAGGATGGCGAATTGGAGAAAATAAAAGGAGTTGAATAGAATGGGAATTGATATAAGAACATTAAGAAAAGAACAAGAGAAAGAACAGCAAGAAGCAAGAAAAATAATGGAAAGCATAACTATTAGCGAATTGAAACACAGCTTAATGGAAAAAATCTTAGATCTATTATTGGAAGGCTCAGAGCCTTTAGATGTTGAGACCTCTAGGGTACTCATACAACAGACAATAAGTGAATCTCCACGCAAATTACAATCAAAAGAGAAATACTTTTACATTTTGAACGACAATTATATCTCAATATATAACAAGGCGCAAAAGCTTTACAAAGTCAAGCAAGCTGCAGAAACTCAAGAACTACAAAACATACTAAGCGCAGAAGCGGAACGACACGCACAAAAAGAAGCAAAAAAAGAAATAATTTTAAATATATTTTTTGCAATAATATTAATAGTATTATTTCCGTTTATGATTATAATATCAGCATCAAAACATTATAAATAAAAAGAGACTTCAAAAAGTCTTTTTTTATTGTCTATATTGGTTTACATAATCAAGGCTTGATAATCGTTTTTAAGCCGTTTTTATTTTTGGGGGTATATTGATATACTCTGTATATTGTCAACGCTTATATTCCATTCTGATGTGTTTAGATATTGTTACATTAGTATTTTATGATAATTATATTTTATTTTTTGTCAAAACTTTACACAAAATTAGAGTTATGTGCAATGAATTTTGTTGACATAAACGGTTTATACATTTTTTTGAGTTGTGTTGCTTATTATTGCTGAGATTGATAACTTTTGACTTCCAAAATTGAATTTTAAGCCTCTATGTTTTTATGATCATATTATATATCTTTTTGTTTTTAGTCCCTCTTAAAATCCATTTTAATAAGTAATATTTTTGTAACATTTTCGCAATGCTATAATAATATTGTAATGGTTCTACAATATTTTAAATCGGCTCTTTAGCATTGTCACGGCTGGCTCTTGTTATCGCGCACGCACGCGCGTGTGAAAAAAATATTTTTGTTTGAAACTAATTCATAAGTCTGTTAGAAGATTGATTTGATTGTTCAATATATTTAGAAGCGGAATTTGAATTGTGCTCTTTTTTTCTCTAAAGGATCAAACTATGGTAACTTTATATTTATTTTTTACAATAAAAAATAGCAGCCGTTAAGCTGCTACAAGATACTTGTAAAGGAAAGTTATAAAATTACGATTGAGACGTATTTTTTATCTTCTTTACATAGAATAAAGTTTTTGAAAAAAGAATGTATTTATTATAACATTATATGTTGTAAATTGCAATACCAGAAGCGGATTTTTTTGTTTTTTAAAAATATTTTTTATCCGCTTCTTTTTTTGATCTTTTTGGTTATTTTGCTGAATCTTTTTTTATTTTTTCTACTGCCTTTTCTACGGTTGTCTGGCTGATTGCTCCTGCATCGTTTCCAGTATTATCCACGCGCGCCCCTTCAATAACTGGTACATCTGGTAACGCATCTAGTATACCTCCTGTCTGGTTTGGAATATCCCCTGACTGGTTTGAAACAGCCTCAATTGTTACGTTGTCTCGCATTCCGTAGGTAGTTTTTCGCACGGAAAATCCAAACGTTCGCCGGTATTTTACCGTCAACCGCCATACTGCTCTCCATAAATGCAATTGTATCCTTTGCTTCTTTGATGATTTGCGAATATTCGGCGTATCCTTTGAACTTTCCGTTGTTTCATATCATAAAAAGTACGAATAGGTAATCCACAAGCAACAGCAATACTTTCATAAGAAGGTGTATTCCCTGTCTGAATGCATAATTCAAACATTTTTTCAATTCTGTCTCGCATTTCTTCTGGGGTAGTAACTCTTCCTGTATTAAGTTTAGAGACTTGAACGGCAAAAGCAATTTTTTTCTTTCTATATTCTAAATCGAGATCCTGAATAGCTTTTTGAACAGAACCTCTGTTACCGATATTATTAACATTTTTACTCATTATATGACCCCCTGTCTGATAAAATTATAGCAGAAAATTAGTATAAATGCAACCACATAATCATCTAAATGTATGATACATCTAAAAGCCTCTAAATAGGTATACATAATATCCATCTTCTAGAGGCTAAAAAGTATTTTTAGGGCAAAAAAATAAAAAACATGCCCTAAACCAAAAATCGGATTTTTGCATTTTGCTTGATTTTATTGGGATACAGACTTTAGGGCATCAGGGCAAGTTTTGATTAAAAACCTTTTTTATAAAATATAATTAACATAATATATTATGTATATAGTATATATATTATATATATAGAATTTAAAAATATGCCCTACTTGCCCTGGAAGTTCGACAAACGGCGTAAAATCAACATTCGTTCGGGGCAAGGTCAGGGCAAAACACCCCTTTTTCAGGGCAAAAACACCCATTTTCAGGGCAAGTTTTTTTGTTGCCCCCTCACTCATAAAAAATTTTTCTATATTTTTAAAAAAATATATTGACTTTTTATTATAATAAGATTATAATAAAATTATACTAATTAAGGAGGTGATTTAATGAAAGAGCAAGGAATAAAAATCAATACAAAAATAACACAAATAGGTAGTTCGCTAGGAGTAATAATACCAACTTTAGTATGTAAAAGTATGGATATACAGAAAGGTAGTCCAATTAAAGCAGAATTGCAATCTGACAAAATAATATTAACAAAGGAGGAGAATTAAAATGGGAGCAGAAATAATTCCAGTAAACAAACAAACAGCCCCTGAATGCAAAATTCCAGAAATATTTCCATATGATAACAGTAAACCGATAAAAATAAATTTTCATACGGATCAATTACAAGAAGGAACTAATGTCCCATGGGTGGTTTTTGATGGGAAGAAAACAACTGTGAATCCAATGATACTTAGTAACTGGTTAAAAAATGGTGTATATAATGGAAAGAAAATCTTCAATTATATGATTGCTAAAAGCAGCGACGGAAGTAATAAATATAAAATATTCATTTATAATAAGGGTGTCTATGTTGAGATGTCTTCTGATGAGTTTAAAGCTGCTATTAGGATATTTATCCCCCAACTGCTTAGGAATAAAAAACTTGTTGATGAAGTATATGCTGATATGATTTGTAATGATATGTTTGTTGATGAGTCTAAAATAAATGCCGATGAAGATATTATCAATTTTAAAGACGGAATATTTAATATAAGAACAAAAGAATTACTACCTCACGACCCTAAATATATATCTACAATTCAGATACCTACTAACTATAAAGATATAGAAGCATCTGATGGAATAAGCCCCGTTTTTGATGGATATATTCAAACTTTGTGCAATCATGACCCCCAGACTATTGAAGTTCTTATGCAAATAATGGGGCTTAGTATTAGCAATGTTTACGGTTTCAGAACTAAAAAATCACTATTCTTAGTAGGCAAGGGTGATAGTGGAAAATCTCAAATAAAAAAATTAGTTGAAAATTTTATTGGAGAAAAAAATGTTTCTACTGCCGACTTAGAAGATTTAAATAAACAATTTGGAAAATCTGCTATGTATGGGAAAAGATTGGTTGGTTGTAATGATATGAGCTACCAGCACGTGGCTGACATGAGTATCTTCAAACAAGCAACCGGCGGAGACTATATATCTATTGAGTTCAAATTTGGAGGAAGAATAAACTATCTTTATAAAGGTTTTCTTTGGTTTAATTGCAACGATTTACCATCTTTTGGAGGAGATAAGGGGGAATGGGTTTATGATAGAATAATTCCTATCGCTTGTGTAAATAGAATACCGAAAGAAAAACAAGATAGTATGCTTTTCGATAAAATGTTAAAAGAAAAAGATGCAATAATTAAAAAATCACTCGAAGCATTATATCGTTTGATTGATAATAACTACAAAATCGAAAGAACGCCAGGAATGCAAGCAACTTTAGAAAAATATCAAGAAGATAATAACACTCTTCTAACTTTTATAAAAGAATATTGTGTAACCACAGACGACGTAGACATTAAGACTAAAAAAAGTTCATTTATGAGATGCTATGACCAGTATTGCAAAATATACAATAAAAATCAAGGCAAAATGGGAGTAAAGGCAATTAGAGAATTACTAAAAGAAAAATATAATGAAGAATTTCATAAAAGCAATGGGATTTATTACATGACTAAAATTGGACTATTGCCCGAGACTATGGAAAAAGAATTTAATGTGTTTGCGGATAATGAAACACCAATGTATTAGAAGGAGGAAAATAATATGTTAATTTTAACAAATAGTGACAATCAATTTAATGGAGATTTTATAGATTACAGCAAAATTACAAGATTTAAGATAGAACCACGAAAAGATTGTGAAGATTTTTACGATTTAAAAGCATCAATATTTACACCTTTAAGAGAATTAGAATTCATAATTCTACACAAAATTACTTTTGGAGAATATGCGACTATATTACAACATATGGAAAAATACAAAAATGAATACGATATTTTTATCCCCGCAGTTAAATTAGGAAGCATGAGAAGAAAAGGATTTTCTAGGCAATTACTTAATCTTGAAAAAGAATGCAATGACGAAAAAATATCTAACTTCGTTCGCAAAGTTTTTAATGAGATTCAACCATCACTTTATCAAATGTATACTAACCCAGAATTTTTCAAACTTTTAGACGAAAAATATGCAGATATAGAAGAATATAAAATATTAAAATTTATATACAATCATAATGATAATCACGAATTAAGTTGTAAAACATTAGA